TGTTGTCGCCCGCGGTGCGCGCCATCTCGCCGATGATCCACGGCGCGCCGCGATCGGCATAATTTACGGCCACGTAACGATTGCACTCGCTGGCGCTGCCTTCGTCCGGCCAGAAGAACCAATGCTCGCGAAATTCGGCATTGCCGTAGGCGAAGATGCGGCCGATCATCGCCCGGTTGATTAACGAGAACAGCCAATCCTGTACGTCGCAGCTGCGCGCGGTGACGCTGCCGCCCATGTATTGATAGAATCCCTGCACCGCCATCCAGACCACTTCCGCGCCGCAGAACGACACCGCACGCGGCGCGATCAGCCCGCAATTCGAGGCGATCTTGTGCAGCCCGTAGACATACGGCTGTCCGGCGTAGCGCAATTCGTGCACGTCATTGTCGGTCCAGATCAGGTTAGTGCCGCTGATCACCCGCCGCGCCAGCAGCGGGCGGCCCTCGGTTTCCAGCATCAGGTCGCCGGCGGTGTTGGTGATGTCGGGCGTCCAGGTGTTGGGATCTTCCTGGCTTGACCAGGCGACGGCGCGCATCACGCCGCCAGCGCCGATCAAAACGACATGCCGTTCATCGGTGACCATCACACCGCTGTTCTGCGTCGGCGCGCCAGCGACCAGCGCCGCCGGCGTGGTGGGGGTGGTGGGAGACCAGCGGTAGAGGCTGCCGTCCTGCGTCGGCACCACCAGCAAGTCCGCGCCGAACAGCGCCAAGGACCACCAATCGCCGAAGCTGCCCGACGCATCTTCCGCCGCCACGTTGTCGGCCGAGCGCGCCGTCCCATAGGTGTCGGTACCATAGTCGCCGATGCCGTAGCCTAGTAGCGCCCCCGGCGTGTCCAGCGGGCCGACGCCAGCTGGGGTGATGTCATACAGCGTCGCGGTATCGAACGCGTAGGCGTAGAGTTTGGTATCGGTGCCGAACGCCGCCCAGCGACCCAACGGGTTCGCGTGCCAGGTGAGCATGTCACGCGGCGGCGAATCAACGGCGGTGCCATTCAGTTGCACATAGCCGCCAATCGGAATCAGTTGGCCGCCACGAAACCGCATCAGGTTCATGTCCCACCAGTTTTGCGCCATCACGTCGGGCGTGGCGCCGCGCACGACGCCGGCAGGTGGGAAAACCGGGCGCAGTGCCATCAGTGCAGCCCACCGCGCCACGGCGAGGATACCACCGTGCGCGAGCTCGGGGTGGCGCCCGAGGCCGCGGTAAAGCCGGGCGGCCCGGCGAAGATGATTTTGGTCGTGGCCAGATAGGGGTTGGTGATGACAAAATAGGCGACACCGCCATTCAGCATCACGGTATGGGCGTGCCCGCCCGTGGTGGTCATCCCGACGTTATGGCTATGCGCGCCCGTGGTATTCATCCCGACGTTGTGCGTGTGGCTGCCCTGATAGTCGGTATAGGCGCCGAAGCCGCCGACACCGGTGGCGGTCCAAGAACCGGCACCGCCGCCGCCGCCGTAGCCGTAGGGCGTATAGACCGTGTGATAGTGGCTGCCCTGGGTATCGGTCCAGCCGTAATGCGTGTGATCGCCCTGTGAATCGGTCCAGCCGACATGCGCGTGATCGCCCGCGGTGGTGACATACAGCGCATAGTTCGGTAGATTTTGCTGGCCAATCGTCATCCACCCATAACCGCCGCGCTGCGCAAGGGTATAGGTGAGCGACGTTCCATATTCGTCGGTGGTCGTCCCGGCGCCGATTAGCGTGCGGGCGCGCGTATCGGGCAGCGCGAAGTTGGTCGTGCCGTCGCCGCCGAAGCGGACGCCGAGCACGGCGAACAGCTTGGGATAGGTCGCGATCGATTGCAGCGAGCCGTCGGCCAGGAGCCAGCCAGAGGGTGCATAGGCGCCGGTAAAGTCCACCATGCAGCCGATCGGCATGAGCGCCGCTAAGATCGTATCGATCGTATCGAGATCGATATTAACCTTCCCACCCCACGAATCGCGCGAGGCACCAACCTCCGGTTTTGTTAGCAGATAGTTACTCGTGTAAGTATCAGCCATCGGGTCGATCCGCCGTCCAGGGTTGGTCCTCGCCGTTGGCGCCGCCTGGCACCCGCAATGGCATGTGCGCGGGAAGCGGCGCGCTGTAGCGCATGCACTGCTGCTGTATCTGGCCGATCAGCGGCGCCACCACGGAATAGGGGCCGCCGCCCAGCACCTGCATCACGGCCTGCCACTGCTCGGCGGTGAGGGTAACAGCGATGGGCATGTGGCGTGGGATTTCAGGCGAGCCTGACATGCACGACTCCCGCGTTGTTATAGAGGCCGCCAACCGGACAGCCGGCCGTCGCGGCAGCCGCGTCGGATGCCGCAGCCACCAGGTGCGGCGAGTAGTTGCCGCTGGTGTCGAATGAAGCCCAAACAGCAGTCGGCGCGGCCGTCGTGTTATTGCACGGCCCGAAGTCGAGGCCGCCGCCCGAGATGAACATGCCGATCGCAGTCGTGCCGTCACTGACAGCAACGGATGAATTGGTAGCGGCCTTTGACAGAATGCGCCCACTGGTATTGGTCTCAAGCCCCGCAACAGTGACCGCCCCGTTGAACTGCGCCGCCACCGGGAAGGTGAGCGCAGACGTATCGCTGCGCATCGCCGCGGTCATCAGGTTACGTGAAGCACCGCCGCTGCCGGTTCCCGCCAGCACCAGATTGTTGTCTGACTGCACGCGCAGCAGCGCGGGCGATCCGCCGGTGTCCAGCATGTGCAACTGCAGGCCATTCGCCACGGCGAGGGGACCGGTGCTGACCGTTGCTGTGCTGTTCATCGCCAGATTGGCGTTGAACTGGATCGGCGAGCGCACAAAGGTCGTCGCAACCGTGGCGAAGTTGGGACCGATCGGTGTCGTCTGTGCCCCGCCGGTAAACGTGTTGCCAAACTCGGACACTGAGACAAGGTTCGTCGTCGTCGCGCACTCGATGCCGGTTGCCGTGTTGTTATCGATGGTATTGTTGCGGATCGTCAGACTGGTGATCGTGTCGGAGATGCCGCTTGATCCGACAAAGATGCCGTATCCGGCCACATTCGCGCCGTTGTGGGCAATCTGATTGTTGGCAATGATCGCATAGCAGGACGATTGGACGCCGCTGGTGTAGCCGCTGATATTGATGCCCACGCCAGGCGTCGGGCCGGCGGTTACGCCGGGATTGTCATGGAGGAAGTTACCTTCAATCGTCAGGTAGGTGCCGGTCTGAAAGTAGATGCCGGTGCCGAAGTTCTGAAAGTCGCAGCCGCGCACCGTGACGTTGGTGGTCTCGGTGAAGGCAACGCCGGAGTTGTTGGCCCCCGCGTTCGGCGGGTCGATGATGCAGGAGAAGCCGGTACCGCCTGCGTTCGCTGCGCCAGTGCCGCCTGTGCCGTTTGTGCCGATGCCCCGGCAGTTATCGATCAGCACCTGCTTGAGATAGGCGATGTCGAACACGAAGTTCGCACGATCGCAGATGATGTTGCGGAACGTGCCGTTCACCAGCCAGTCGCCGGCGATTGCGTTGGTCCACCATGGCGTCAGGTGGATGTCCTCAAACACAAAGCCCGTGCTGCTCATCACCATAAGAGCACAGCTTGGGTCGCTAGAGGTAAGGCCCGTGCGGTTGCCATTGATCGTCAGGCCGGACACACTGAAATAGTGGCACCCCTCGAAGGTGAACACGTTCGAGCGGTTCACGCTATTGCCCATCGCGATGGTCGCGCCGTAGCCCTCGATGGTGAAGTTAGAGAACCCCTGCACCAGCACGCCCTGCTGCATCACGTTCCCATAAGGCGGCGGCAGCGCGGCGGTGGTTGAGTTGAACAGATACGTGCCGGGCGGCACGACAATGCGCCGATTGGAGCCGAGCACCGCCCGAAATGCCGGCGCACTATCGGCAACACCTGTCGGATCAGCGCCGTAGTCGAGCACGTTGGCGATGTCAGCGAAGCGATCCGTCAGTGCGCGCGACGTGATGCTGCCCGTGGCGATGATGCTGAGCGTATCCACATAAGACTTGTTCGCCAGATCGAGCGGATTGATCGGCGCGTTGCTGTCGGTGATCAGGTGACCGCCCATGTCGATCGAGCCCTGCATCGTCCCGCCAGCCAACGGTAAGAAACGCCCAGCCGGGCCAGTGCCGAGCAACGTGTCCAGCGTGTCGGCATTGGCGTTCAAATGTCCGCCCCACTGGCCGTCATCGGCATTGTACGTAGGTTTATAAAGACCAAGATTCGGCGTGGTGGTGTAGTCGCTCATGTCACACTCCCGCCACCGGTGCCCAGGTGCCGGCACCGCGGCTCACATAGAGCGTCGCACCCACAGCCCCGCCGACGCGTGAATAGAGCGAGCCTACAGGTGCCACTGCTGCGGGCGCGGCGCTGCCGGAGGTCCAGGTTGGGCCGGTTGGGCCGTTAATGCCTGCACTGCCGTAATGGGTAACGTTGCCGGTTGGCCCGATGTCCATCAGCCGTGTTGACGTGCTGGCCCCGGTCTGTTGCCAGAAGGTGTGCGAGGTACCCGCACCGCCAGTATAGCAATTCACGTAGGAGGTTTCGGCCCCACCATTCGATACATTCCACGCTATCGCGCCATAGTTTCCCGCAGCTGGAACAAGTGATGCCCCGACATTGAAAGCGGCGAAAAGCCAGTAATTGGCGCGCAACGTGGTAAATGTCCCAGCCGCCGCTGCGGTGCCACCGATTGCGGGCGGCGACGCCAGGTAATTCGAGAAGCCCGCCCCAGAGACCGCTCCGCTTGCGGCCAGTGTCGTGAAGCTGCCTGCTGCCGCGGCCGTGCTACCAATTGGTGGTGGTGATGCCAGCAGACTAGTGAAGCCAGCACCGGACACCGTGCCGCCAACGGTAAGGCTGCCCGTTATCGTCTCTGTGCCGGTGACCGTCACATCGCCGGCCGGATTGAGGCTCCAATGGGGGCTGCCAAGCCACTGAAACTCATATCGTGAGTTCGCGGCCGACCAGCGGAATTGCATGTTCGCGGCGTTGTCGAACGCAATCGATTGTCCGGTATTGAGCCAGATCGCGGGCGCGTTGCCGACCGAAGTGGACTGCGTGAAGTTGATGCCGGCCCGATTGAACTTTCCTGCCAGTGTCAGCTGGTCTTTGAATGTCGCGCCAGCGTCTCCGCTGCTCACCGAGATACCGCTGGTAAACTCGGACGATGCATTGGTCGGGTAGTTATACGTGGCGCCCACAACCACGACTGCTGCGCGGTTGTTGGCGTCATCCAGGCCGGCGGCCCCGATATCGACTTCGAGCGTCAGCAGTTGCCCGCCGACACTGGACGGATGCCCGGTGTGATCCGAACACTCCATGAGATGCGCCCAAATCTGCGGTGCGCCTGCGGCAGTGCCTCGGTCGGTGAACGCCAGAGTGTGCGAGGTGGCGGCGATGTAGCTGGTGCGGGTGTTGGTCGGGGTGGGCGAGCGGTAGAATAATTCGTTGCGATTGGCCCAGATATTCTGCCCGACTGGATTGTTGATGTATGTCTGATTGTCCGTCTGGCACTGATAAGTCGTCACCGCGCCGTCGCTGTTATTGACGTTCCATGTGGTTTGCAGCAGCGGCGGCGTCGCGGGCGACGCGGCACCAGATGTCACCGTGCCGGTGAATGTGGTGGGACCGACCATCGCGCCGCCGCTTAGGGGCAGGAAAAGCCCGCCACTGCCGCTGGTCGCCAGCGCGCTATCCATCGTATCGGCATTCAGATTCCAGTGCGTGCCCCACGCGCCGACATCTTTATTGGAGACAGGTTTATATAAATTCAAGTTGGGGGTGAGGGTATAATCTCCACTGCCGCTCATTATACACCCCGCTTTCGGGCATACGCAGCACGCCACCTGATCAGGTTGCACTTACGACATTGGCGTTTTCCAGCGGCGTCGATGCGGGTATTGGCCTCATCAAATGGATGGCCACGCCCGCATTCCAGCTTGCCAGCGTTATAAAGACCGCCACCACGGGCGCGACCCTTGGCCGCCATGTCCCTGCCATTGTCGCTAGCCGAGCCCAGCCAAAGATGGTCGATGTTACAACACAGCGGAACATCGCAGCGATGAAGAACGTCTATCCCTTTGGGAATAGGGCCGCATGTTTCTTCCCAGACAAAACGATGCACGAGCAACAGTCTGCCGTCGCGGCCAATTACACCATAGCCGGCGCCAGTCGCTGCGCCCTCCCACAACAGGCATCCAGAGTTCGGTTCGGGGATCACTCGGTCTTGCCAAGGGATCGCCCTTGCCCTGTTCGCGGCTGCCCTTCTGTCCATCTCGGCAGTATACATCATTCCGCTGTCGCTCATGGCGTTACCTCGAGCAATGCCGGCGCCCAGACACCGGGCGCGCAGATATGCGACACCTGGCCGAAGGTGAGCTCGAGCGGCACGGTCCATTGGCGCATCTGGTAGGGCCCGACATTATAGCCGCCGGTGTTGTATGCGATGCCGATGCCGGATCCGGCCGGCGAAAGCGAAGGATCGGGCCGCACGGTGGCATAAGTGCCGATGCCGAATTTGCCGACGCCGTAGGGGCTCGGGATCTTCGGCGTTGGCACCACGACGTAGCTCGCGGCCGGCACGCGGACGCGATCATAGCGCCGGATCGTCACCGGCGCCGTTGGCGCCATCGTGCAGAGCAGGGTGCCGCCGGTCGCAGTGTCATAGAGTTGCACCGCGTCAGGCGAGCCCCAATCGTGGACGGCCACCGGCCACACGACGGTATAGAGGTTGGCCGCGGTATCGCCGTCCGTCGTGATGGCGAACAGGGCGAGCTCGCGGACATAGCCAGGGGTGAGGATTTCCGCGCCACCGACGGAGAGTCCCATCCAACAGACCAGCGGGAACTGTGCCATCACCAACCAAACGACCGCACGACGGCCCGCAGCGGCGCCCCGGAATAGTCGGTCTTGTCCTTCCACTTGTTGGCCGCCGAAATCTGCTCGGTCAGATCCGCCTCGGCCTGCTGGGCGCGGTCGGGATCGAGCGCCCATTTGGCGGCGTAGCGCAGGGTGGCGAACAGGTAGACGCCATACAGCGTCTCGAGCACCGGGTTGGTGTCCTGCGGATCCAGCAACGGCCGCGGCCGCTGATAATAGGTCATATCGACCTGTTGCGGCTGCCAGGTCGGATCCGGCGGATTGGGAACGATCGGGTGCGGTAAAAATTCGATGCAGTTGCCGACCAGGCGCCACGCGCGCACCGGCAACGGGTCATTCGCGTTCGGCCCGGTCCAATAGTCCTCGAGCGAGAGCAGCCGGCCGGTGTCGTGGTCTTGCAGCTGCTCCATCTCGAGGAAATCCGCCGGCAGACTGATCAGCGCCGCATCGATCGGCTGCACAACCTGCGTGACCATGCAGCGCGCGCGCAGCAACTCGGCGATGTCGGTTTCCGCCATCCTGACCCAACTGCCCATCCGCGCGTCCATATCTTGACGATTGAGCCAATCGGCCACGTCGGTCTGTAGTTGGGTCAGTGACGCCATGGATAGCTACTTGCGCCGTTCCGTCGGCGCGTCAGGCGCGACCGGCGCAAACAAGCCCGGCGCGCGGGTTGGCGTGTGCGGCGGCTGCGACGGATCGTCCACGTTGGCGATCGCCGGCTGCGGCGGCGGTGGCGGCGTCGCCTTCGCGGCGGCCTCGGCCGCGGCGCGGGCGGCGGCGGGATCCGAATGCAGGATATAGATCGGCAGCGTGCCAGGCAGGTATTGCGGCGCCTGCAATTCGACCGGCCCTGCCTGTTCCACCGGCGCGGGCACCGGCGAGGCGCCCATCCGCATCTGTCCGCGCTGCTCCGCGGTGGCCTGCGACTTGTTGGAATGATCACTCATTAGAGCTTCCTTTCACGAGAGGGCGGCCGTCGTCGGTACGGAACCCGCGAGCGTCGCGGCGCGACAGCCAGCGGAGTTTCGCTTGGGGATCCTGCCAGATGCCGAGTTTCATCAGATGGTTGACGATCACCGCCGGCACCATCGCAACCATGCGGCCGGACTGCTTGCGAACGCGGTGCGGATCGAACAGTTGCGCATACCGGCCGGCATCATTCGCCACCGTGCGGCAATCCTGCTGCGAGATGATCAGCGGCAAGCCGCTGTCGGCATCCCGCACCAGGCGGGTGCGGTAGGACCGCACCGGATCGGCGCTTTCGTAGAGCAGGGTGTTCATCTCTAGCGCACCCCCGGCGGCGGCCGCATGACGGTCGGCGGCGCCACCAGGTCGGCTTCGCTGCTGTTGTCGGCAACCGACACGTACCAGCTGCCGGCCGGGTCGTAGGGGACGCGCAGACCGGACGGCAGAGGATGGAACCCAGCACTGCCGGCCCAGCGGCCGACGCGGCGCCAGTAGTCGTATTTGGTGCCGCTCGAGAACGGCCCCAGCCCGACATGCGGCAGGGGCGCAAACTCCTGATAGGTCAGTCGAATAAACCGCCCGTCCGCCGCCACCCATTGCGGCCCGAACGCCGCGCCGGTGCCTTGCACGAGGGCCCCGCCGCTCGCCGTGTCGGTCAGCAGGATGGGCGATATATCGGTGCCCGAGGCCGGCGCGCTGGTATAGGTCAGAGTCGAGCCGACGCCCTGCGTTTCCGAGGTGAAGGTGAAGGCGCTTGGCGTCACGTCCCATTCGCAGTAACACGAGCCGCCCATAGCGGCGGTGATAATATCGGCCGCCTGCCCGAGTGACGTGATTGACGAGAAGTCGCCCACGTAGCCGCGCAGCACGCCATCGACGGTGATCCTGAGCCCGCCGTTGGTGACGGCCTGCAACGCGGCGAGCGCTGCCGGTTGATCAAAGACTTGCCCGCCGCGCAAATGCGCGGCGGTGTGGGCGGTGCCTTGCTGCATCATCCCGGCGAGCGTGGTCATCGCACCGTCGCCCTACTGGTTGAGGTCCCACACACAAGCATGCGCCTTGGGTGCGGTTGGGCGCAGCGTGCCTTCCCAGATGCAACCGCCCTGGGTGTTGTCGCCCGTTTTCGCGAAATCTTCCTGAATGAAATCGCGCTGCGGCAGCATCGCGAGCTCGAGGTAGTTCGGATCCACGATTTCCACCACATGCGCCGGCATGTAGCGGTCCGGCACCAGGTCGATCGGCCCGAAATCAGACAGGAAAACCCCGACAGCGCCCACGATCGTCACCGGCGACGGCGACGTGGCCTGCACGATATTTTGCGCGACGATGGGCGAACCCGTGCCACCCTGCGCCATGTTGGAAAACCAGCGCTTGATGCTGGCCGACATGATCGCGGTGGTCGGCTTGCCACCGGAGTTCCAGGCGCCCTGAATCGCGTCCTCGATCATATCCAAGGTGAGGTCGCGCAAGGTGCCGGCGGTGTGGGCGTTGCTGCCGTCGCCGACCGGCAGGACGCCGGTAGCGGCGCCCACCGAACCGTTTGAGCACCAGGTTTGGAAGCCGGAGAGCGAGCGCGGATCGGCGATGGTGCGAATGGTCGCGCCGGTGATGGTGAGCTCCACGTCGCGTTTGAGCTCCATCGCGCGCAGCACCATCTGGCGGTTGTACTCTTCCTCGCCCACCTGATCGACCACGCGCAGGGTGTCCGACACGGCCACGGTGCGCGCCAAAATCTGACAGATGTTGGAGAAGCGCGCCGGCACCTTCGCCGGGCTCATCAACGCGGTAAAGCCTTCCAGCTGCGGCACGTTGGCGGCGGGATAGAGTTCTTGCACCAGCCATTGCGTGTCGATCTGGTCGGCTCCCGAGCGGTTCGCCAGAGTGACCATCGGAGTCTCTACGGGATCGATCTGGTAAATGTAGTCGGCCAGATCCTCTTTTACGTTCGTCGCCGTCGCCTGCATGTAAGTGTTGGCGGGGGCGGCACCCATCACGGGCAGAGCCATGTCAGTCTCCATCGCGAGCGCGCATGTCCGCATGCGCGCGGTTGAACGATCTGCCCTGGTTCATCGCCCAGGACGAAGCGCTCGCGACGGAGTGACTTCGCAACGCAATGGCGCTGTCGGTTGGTCGGCGTACCGACTCCGGCCCGCATGAAGGCGCTTTGAGTGGTCACGGCTTCGGCGACGGCACGGCTGCGTCGTTGCTTGGTCGGCGTGCCGACTGCCCCCGGCGACTTCGACAGGCGTTGCTTGGTCGGCGTACCGACTGCCATGGCCTGCGCGGTGACCGTGCTAGGAGCCTCGAGCGATGCCAGTCAAGATGCGATCGGCGCAGGATCGGCAGAGATTGTGATCGGCGATGGCGCGGGTCAGCGTGATGCCGACTTCCACCACCGCGTCGGCGCCGACCGTCACCAGGCACGCCGGCTGGCCGCAGGCGCAGCAGCGCAGCGCAAAGGCGGCGGCGAGCTCCTGCTGATCGGGGATTGTCACCAAAACAGCCACCCGAGCAGCGCCCACCACGGCAGCGAGCCGAGCGCGAGGGTCAGGATGCCCGCGGCGGGCGCGAGGTCATCCGTTGGCTCTAGTCCGGGTCCGGGCCCTGGTCCCGTTGCTGTCGCCGGAGTGCTGCGCGCAGCCAGAACATCATTTCGGAGGCTTTCGAGAGCGCATACGCGCGGGCATGGCTGGGCGGCAGCTGCGTGAGCACGGCCTGGCAGTGCCCGAGCAGCTGGTCGATGGTGGCGGCGCTTACCGCTTCGCGCGCGAAGCTTTGCGGCCCTGCGCCAGTGCAATCGCCACCGCCTGTTGCTGATTCTTCACTATGGGCCCGGTTTTCGAGCCCGAGTGGAGGTTCCCAGTTCCCCATTCTTTAAACACCTTACTCATTTTCGCTTGGCCTTTCGGCCCGATGCCGGCGGTCGATTTCGCCATCAGTTCATGCTCCGTCGCTTGGCATTCAGCGCCGCAATCGCGTCCCGCATCGAATGCGTCTGCTGGAATCGCGCTTCGGCGTCATTCATCGCCTCGCGCTGGCGCGGCTGCGGCGGCGTGCCACGGCGTTGCACCACCGGCACCACCGGCGCGGAGGTTTTGACGTTGTTCATCATGCGATCGAACGCCATCGCCTTGAACAAGGTCACGACTTCGGCCGGATCGTGCACCGCGTTGAGTTGGCCATCGGAAAACCCTGCTTCGCGGCCCCAGCGGCGGATTTCGCTGGTCAGTCGGGCGCGGGTTTGCGGATTGTCCCAACCCGGCAGCTGTTCCACCAGCTTCGCGTGGCCGGCGGCGCTGCGCTGCGCCTGCTGCTGCTCGGTTTCCTGCTGCTGCATCGCGGTGAGGTCTTGCAGTCGCTGGCGCTCGGCTTGGGCGCGCTTCCAGGCGGCGTCCTGGCGGATGTATTCGGCCGGATCGGTGCGCGACAGCGTATCCCAATCGATCGGCTGGCCGAGTTGGGCGTCCAGCGCGGCGATTTGCCGCTCGATTTCCGGCACCAGCACCGGCAGCATGCGATCGATCGCTTGGGCGCGCTCATTGACCTGCTTGTGGAGCGCGGTCAGCTGTTGGGTTTTCTGCGTGTAGTCCGCGGCCATCCGCACATGGTTGATCAGCTGCGCGACGGTGAAATCCTGCGGCTTGCCATCGATCGTGAGGCGGATCGGCGCATCCGGCGACGGGTCATGGCCGTTCGCCGGCGCAGGCTCCGCAGCGGCTTGTGCGGGCGCGTCGGTTTTACCGCCGCGGAACGCTTGGATCAGCTGATCGATCGGATCCGCGCCCTCGCTCGCAGCGGCGGCGGGCGCTGCATCGGCGGGCCGGTCGCGGCGCGGTGTCGGCGGCGGCTTGCCTTGCTGTTCGGCGCGCTGCGCGGTGAGCCGCTTGACCGCTTCCTCGGGCGAAATGCCGCCTTGCAGGCGCGGCGACTGGCCGAGCGGTTGCGGTCCGGCGCCCTCACCCGAAGCGGGGGCCGGAGCGGCCGGTGCGGCGCCGCCGGAATTGCTGGATTCGCTCATTTTTCCCCAAACATCTCTGCAAGCTCGGACGGATCCGGCGGCTCATCGCGCTCTGGTCGTGCGTCCGCGAGCTCGGCCCGCCGACGTAGGCCCTGCGCCATCAGTTCCGCCTCATAGGCGCGGCGGAACGGCAGCGCGGCGAGCAGCTTGCGCTGCTTTGCGGTCGCCTTGGCGGCCAGCGCGCGGCCGCGTTTGCGATGCAGCTTCTTCATTCGCGCGCCCGTGCCGCGGCGGCGGCGGCGGCGGCGCCGCGCCAGCTTTCCAGCACGGAGCGCAACGTGCCGCGCAATTCCAGAATCGCCAGCACAAGATTGCGGCTTTCCTCGCGTTGGTCTGCGCCCATGCCGCGAATCGCAAGGTCGGTGTGGCGTTGGATCATTTCGTCCAACGCCTCTTTGAGATACGGGTCAGCGAGCAGCCGTTCGGCGGCGGCCCCGGCCTCGCGTCCCGTGGCGTCGGTTAAATCAACCATTCGGCGGCGGCCCCGGCTGCTGCGGCAGCAACGCGCGGTTGGTGAGCATGGCCCCGGTCGGATTGCCGCCGCCGCGCAACAGCGCTTGGCGCATCGCCAGCAGCGCCGCCGGATCCGCCATCTGCGGCCCAGCTTGTGGTCCGGCTTGTGGCCCGGCGGTCGGTGGCGGCGCGACGCCTGGCATCCCGCGCAACGCCGCTGGATTGACCGCCGGGCCCCGGTTGGCGGTGGGCGCTGCTCCGCCGCCAACCGGAACACCAAGCGCCGGCGCTGGGGAGGCTATTCCGGCACCCGGTGGTGGCAATCCCGCCGGCGGGCCGCCTGGCGGCCCACCAGGCGGTGGCATCATCATGGGCCCTGGCGGCATGCCGGGCGGCCCCGGTGGCATGCCAGGGGGCGGCGCTTGTGGCGCCAGAATCGCCACGGTGGGGATCTTGCCGCGCAGCGCGGCCTGAAATTCCTCAATGGTCGGCATCGGGGTGCCGGGATGCTGCGCCGCCACGGCATACGCCTGTACCCATGCGGTCACCGCCGCCTCGGCCCGGCTGCGATCGTCCTCGATAGCCAATTTCAATCGATCATCGCTCGACGAACGGGCTTCATCGATCGAAGTCTGCGCCAGCTTCTGCCGCTCCACGTCGGCGAGCACCTGGTCGGGCGTCGGCTGTTGCGGCGGCGGCGGCGGCGGCTGCCAATCCGGCGGCAGATCCTTGAAGTAGCTGACCACATCGGAAAACCCGGCGGTTTCCACCATGCGCGCCAAAGTGTTGCGGTAGTTCGGCAGCCCGACCAACGGCGTATCGAGCATGCCTTGCTGCACCGCGGGGGCGAGAATCTGTTCCTGCTTGGCGGCGATCGCCGCCAGCATGCGCAGCCGCTCGGCCGGCGTGCCGCGGCCGCCGACATTGCATTGCACCGACCAGATTTGCGACAGCGCGCGCGGATCGACCGGGATCCAGCGACCGCGGATCGACAACACGTTCGGCCGATCCTGATTTTTCGCCATCAGCCGCAACAGCCCTTTGTAGAGCGGCACCAGGCCGGTTTCCGCGCAGGTGCGCGCAATCATGTCCAAACGGTCTTGGGCCGCGCCGGTCTGCGCATCGACCGCTACTGCGGTGGTCGATTGCAGGCTTTCCGCGGTCAGGCCCTGGCTGGTGCGGGTGATCCCGGTGCGGCCCTCGCGGATCGCCTCGAGTTGCTGCATCACCATCAGCGCCTTGTCGCCCAAAAACGGTTTTTCCAACTCTTGGACGTTGCCCTGCGCGGTCACGCGGATGATCGCGCCGATCGCGGTTTGCCGCACGTCATCGATGTTCACGCCGTTGCCGACCACGACGGTCCGCGGAAAGATCGACTGACTGAGGGAATCGATCGTCGCCAGCATCACCTGCGTTTCGGTGCGCTGCAAATCCATCGTCATGTCCGCCTGCGACATGCCGATGATGCGGTTCGGCTCGCGATAGGGCGTCATCGCCGCGAGCGGAATTTCGTCGGTACGGTCCCAGCGCAACAGCTTCGGCGAAGCGCCGACCGCATGGGTGTGAATCAGTTCGGCCACGCCGTCGCCGTCGGTATCGGCCTGGATCCAGCCCTCGATATACCTGACCTTTGCCATCGCGCGGTCATTGCCGGGCTGCGCGATGCGCCACGCGCGGCCGGAGACCGGATCCCGCGCAATCGCTTCGCGGCGTTGCCGGGGCGTCTGAATTTCCGCGGTGGCGTTTTCCAGCACGTCGTCGCGGTCGAAACCCGCGGCAATGAGATCCGACGCCGGGATGTCGCGGACATGAAAGATCGCCCGCGCGGTGTCCACCATATCCGCGTCGGACACCACCCAAACCTCATCGGGTTCGACCGATTCGACAATCGGCCAGGAGCGGGCCGCGGCGCGGGTGATCAGGGCCGAAAACAGCACCGGCTCGCCGCCGTTTTGGAAATACGCGGCGCCATCCGGTGTCGCGAGCACCGCGCGCTGTTCGGCCGGCAGCATCGGCCGTTTGGTCACCCGCTGCGCCGTGATGCCCGGCTGGCGCATCAGCGCTTGCAGCTGCGGCGCAATCAGATTGTTGCATTCCTCGACGCGTGACGCCTTGCGCTCACCCCAGCGCCAGCGGATCCAGCCGGCGCGCCGGGTGAGTGCGTTCAGGATCACGTCATGCAGGATCATCCAGCCGGGATTGGCCACGAACAGCGCCCAATGGGCGTACGATGTGGCTTGGCGCGCGAGCTCCGCATGCAACTCGCCCAGCTGCTCATTGTCGGCGACGGCGGGCACAAACTCGCACGGGTTTTCCACGCCGGTAAACACGCGCAACAGCGACGGCAAGGTGGCCAGGATGGTATCGCGTACGGTCGTCAGCACGAGCTTGCTGCGGCCATCTTCCTCGGTGCCGAGCGGGGCGCCGCGATAGGCGTCGGACGCGCGGATGCGCTCGAGGCCGAGCCGCCAGTCATAGTTTTGCGCCGCGTTATAGTAGGCGATCATTTCGTTTTGGATTTCGTCATTCGAGACCGCGACGCGATCGAAAACGACTTCCTGCATCCACGGCACGCCGGCGGGTGCGACCGCGGATTGGAGTGCGGTGTCATAGTTGGCCGTCGGGCCGGTATCGTCCTCGAGCACGTCGGACAGCGACGCGGCGATCTGCGCGCGATCGGTGAGCACCACATGGCCGGTCGAAAGCGACACGGCCGGGTCGCGGTAGGACGGCGGTGGCGCCAGCGCCGCCAGGTCGAACGGGCCGGGCGTGCCGAGCAGTCCGGCCGGGCCCGGCGTCATGCCGGCGGCGATCGGCCGTTGCGGCGGTTGCGCCAGCGCCGGGATGAAGGCTGTTCCGCTCATGTTACCATCCTAAGTAGCGGGGGCCGCCAATCGCGCCGAACGCGAGCAGGATCACCAGCACCACCAGCACGATAAAAATCGGCTCGCCGGGGCTGTAGTATCCCGCCCGCCAGCCCCAGCCGCCGCCGGCGAGCAGCAGCACCAGCAGCACGATCACGATCAGGGTCATCGCAGGCCGGGCCCCTGGATGGCGAAACCAAACACGGCCCATCCCAACAGGAAAAACAGCACGAAACCGACCAGCCAGCCGCCGCGGTTCCAGTACGGTTGCCCCTGCGGCGTGAAATTGCCGAACGCCCAAAACAGGATCCACAAAACCATGATCAACCAGAACAAGAATCCGATGCTCATCGGCCTTCCCTCCGCGCGCGCGCCAACTCGGCACGCGCCAGCAGTTGCTTGGCTGCGTCGGTGAAGCACGCGGCATAGAGCCGCAGCGCGTCGCCCCATCCGGTTTGTCGGATCGTGGCGAGCGCGACCACGGAGTCCGCCTCAGAGCGCGCGCGGGCTTGCAAAGCCTCGAGCAGTCGGTCATCAGGGGCCGACTCACTCACGGGAGCGCGTCCATGGGGTTCCTGCTGCGACAATGGTTACGGGCACGTCGGCAGTTGCGTTGGCGGAAACAGTTAAAAACCGAGTATGAGCGCTTTGTCGCATTCCGCGAGCAGCTGGCGCGGGAGTATGATGCGAACGATCCCGAGCATGCCGAGGCGGTCCGTCGGCTCGGCCCGTTCCGCGAATCATAATCATTCCGAGGCTGCACAGTATTTAAATTCGGTATAGCCGTACTGTTTCAGTCCGGTTTCCCACGGCGCAATCAGCTTCGCCAGCACGTCATCGGCCTGCGCGCAGCCGGCTTGGCTGGCGAGCCGCAATGCATGCATCATCGCGTAAAAATAGTCATACGTGGTATTCTTACTTAGCGTCGCCTCTAAGGTCGGGCAGACGCCGCCGGGTGTGTCTGTATAGACGTAATTGGCGTTGTAGTCCCACGCCGCGGCCCAGTCGGTGAATGAGCCCTCGGGATACCAGTCATTTTTCGATGTGGTGTTGGTCCAGTATGAGGTCGGATACCCAGGGCACCAGCCGGACGTGTCGCTGTTCCTGCCCTCGATGCCCTGCACCATGTAGTCGCGTTGCTGCGCCCATTCGGGGTGAAGCAGCGACGCCCACGCGGCGATTGCCGTAGCGTAATCGTGCTGCCACCACGCATGTTGCCAGCGTCCGAATGAGTCGATGATGTGCGACCAGTCGCGATAGACCCAACCATCGGACTGCCGCGCCTCTAGCAACGTGCGCTGCCGTTCCAATTCGTCCACGAAGATCGATTTCGGCAACAGCCAGGATGGCACTTCGTCAGGCGTGGCGTCTGCGGCGTTGAGCAGATAACGCAGCGACCACGCGACGCCGCGCACCTGCTCAGAGCCCACAACGGTCTGCGGGTTCCGCGGTATCTCCATGAAGTGGTACATCAGCGCGCCCTGGTGATATTCCAGGAAGTAGGGATCGCCGGTGAGCAAGAACGGGACATAGTAGCAACTTGGCGAATGGGCGGTATCGAGGCCGGGCTTGTATCCGGTGCTGTTGTAGACCTGCGGCTGGCCGCTCGGACCACTGCCCCAGTGCAGGCTGGCTTTCGGGTATTGCTTGATGGCGTCGAAGATCGCACCCGTTTCGCGGTCGCGGTAACGCCAGTTGAACGAAGCCTCGCCCTGATTGATCACGGTGGCGCGCATCTGCTCGCCCTCGGTGCAGACGTATTCGCCCTGCCATCCGGTCAGCACACCGATGTCCGCGCGTCAGCCGGTGCCTGGCATGTCGGGGGTGAACCCGCACAGGCTCATGGGCGGCACGGGCGCCGCGACGTTGGTCAGGCCGCTCGCCTTGCCGCATGCCAACGCGCCGTCGTGCCTTGGCAATAGCTTGCGCTCATAGAGCGTTTCAAGCGGCGTCAGCGGATGCGGCCACGGGCAGGACTGCCAGCGCCAACTGGCGTTGCCCCAGTGATCCGCCACCTGGTGCTCGATGTCCTCGATGGTGACGGAATAGGCGAGGTTCGGGCAGCTGCCATTCAGCGGATCCGAATGCTCGAACACGACGCAGCGCCAAGCGTCGGTCGCGCGGAAATCGACCAGCAGCGGGCAATCGTCGCGCGTGACACGAATGCACGACATGACAAAGCGCCCGTCAGGGTCGTGGTAGTCGCCGATGTCGGCCCCGGCCGCCGGATCGTAGAGATAATCCACGCCGCCCATGTGCACCGTGACGGCGCCAGCTGGCTCTGGCTCGGGCTCTGGCGGCTCGGGCTCCCATGGCGGGAGGACGATGGGATGCTCTGGGCGGCCCGGCTCTGGCGGCGGCGTGGTGGCGGCGTTTTCCAGTTCGGTGACGCGGGACTCGAGCAGCGCAATCCGCGCATCGAGGTCCATCACGTCGCTTTCGAGCGTGGCAAATTCGTCCTGAGTCGGGACATTTACTGGCAAAATACCTTACTCCGTCCCTGCGATGTGGCGGCGCAACGGCGCGCGCGAATTGAGGAAATTGCCGAGCCCGAGCGCCACCGCCATGCCCGACGGGCAGAAGGTGAGACACAACGCGTCGGCCACGTCCGGCGAGGCATAGCCGCGGGCGCGCATCTGCGCCTTGCTTTCCACCTGCATACGGCCATCGGAAAGATACCCGACGCGCGGCGCGCACAGATCGGCGCGCAACCGATCGTCATACGGCAGCGACACGCGGCGGCTTTCCAGCCATTCGCGCACCCGAAACCAGAGCTCATCGCGCAGCCGCGCGAAACGCCCGGTCACCGACGGCTGTTCGGCGACATTCACCCCGAGCACCGGGATGTTCTGCTCCATCAGCCGATCGACCACGCCGGCGCCGATGCCGATCACGTCCACCGCGATCAGCTGCGGGCGCGCGCCCGGTTGCAGCTGGTCAAATTCGGCCTTGACGATGCCGGCGAGCGCCATGGTGTCGATGCCCTGCCAGCGGCGCGGCGGTTCGGTGAGGAACGGCCCGCGCCGCTTGACCAGCACGCTCTGGTCGGCGCCGAAGCGCGACACGTCGAGGCCCCAAATTTCGGGATGCGCGTAGTCGGGTTCGATGTTGCGTTGCATCGCCGATTCCACGAGCTCGGCCGGAATGAGCACGTCATCTTCGGCGACTGGAAAATCCCCGAGGCAGCGAATGCGGAAGGCGTTGGAGTTTTCGCCGTAGCGGTTGGCGATTTCCTCGATGAAGGCGCGCGACACCCGCGGACTGTCTTTGCACGACACCTGCATGCAGAACCAGCGGTCGCGCTCGAGGTGGTGGGTGCGCCAGAAGAAACCGGTGGAACGGGTCGGATTGCCGGTCAGCAGGGTAATCGCGCCCTCGGTGGACATCGAACCGCCGGCTGACTCGAACACCGCTTCATCGACGCCCGAGGCTTCATCGACCAGCAGCATCAAGTGCCGACTGTGCAGACCTTGCAGCGCTTCGGGTTTGTCAGCGCGCGCGGTGCGGGCGGTGATGAAGCATTCGTCGCGCGCGGCTTTGAGTTCGATGCGATCGGCTTGCACGTCCCACAGATCGCGCCACGCCTGCGGCAGTCGCGACCAGACGACTTTGGTTTCCGCCCAGAGGCTGTCATACAGCTGCGGCGCGCTGGGCGCGGTGACGCCGATCTTGCAGGGGGCGCGGGTATTGGCGAACCAGCACATCGATGCCGCCGCCCAGGTGGATTTGCCGACGCCGTGGCCGGAGCGGATCGACAGCCGCTTATGGCCGTGCGCCAGCGCGCGGTTGGCGGCCAGCTGCCAGTCATCGGGCTCCATGCCAAGGATCTCGCGCCAGAAGCCATTCGGAGCATTTGCGAATCGATCGGCGAGGAAGGCAAAGGGCGCGTCACCCGACGCAATGAGCGCTTGCAGCGCAGCGATAACCGCGCCCCGCTGCTGATCGAACGTCGGTCCGAGCGTTAACACGATAGCCAGTTCCAGTTACGCCCGGTGCGAATGTGGCTGATCAGGCTATGCGAGACGCCAAATCGGCGCGCGAGCGCGCTGCCGCGGTCTTGGGATGCCCGTATCGTCAGCACGTCCGCTTCGGTGAGCTTCGCGTGAGGACTGGCTTCTCCCTTCACGGGGTTCAACTTCATGCGGCCGCGCGCCTTCATGTCGGCGACATTCTGCGCGGGCGTGCCCCAATAGAGATGTTCGGGATTAACGCAGGACGGATTGTCGCAGCGATGACAGCAGTAATGGCCGCTCGCTGGACGCGGTTGGCCGTAGATTTCGGTCAGCGCCACATGCGCCGCGCTGGTCGCACCAGGTCCGTCCGCCTTCATTCGGGCGTAGCCGCGACGGTCCACCGCGCCTTCCCACAACCAGCAGCCGGAATTTGGCTCGGGACTCACGAGAGCATAGAATCGCTCGAGCAAAGTGTGCTGCCGGTGGTGGCGCTTTGGCCAGACTTGCCGGCGCAGTGCGAGCCGGCATGCTTCCGAACAGCACCGCGCCGCATGATGCCGGCCAGCGAACGCCTTGCCGCAGATAGCGCAGGCGATCGGTTTGACGCGGATCCTCATGCCGCCGCCGCCCGGCATGACCAGCCTTTCGGGTGAAAGCGGATTTCGGGATGGGCCGAGCAGTAGCGCCCCGGCTGGCGGCGATCGGCGGTTTCGGGCTGGCAGATCAGCCGCGTCCGTGCGGCCTTCGCGGGCGTCGCTGGTGGCGGCGCCTTCTGGCCCTTGGGATTGTCGCGGGCTGGCATGTGGCGGCGGCGATAGCCGGCGACGGCGTGCTTGGTGACGCCGACGCGGAGCGCGATTTTCACCTGCGACAGCCCCGCGGCCCAGAGGCTGGCGATCTGGGCGCGTTGCTTGTCGGACAGGGTGAAGCCGGCGCCACGGCGCCAGGCGATGGCGCAAATCTGGGTGCAGAACCGATTGACCGGGGAATGCAGCGCGCCGCCGCACTGTTCGCAGCGGCGGCCAGCCCGCTCGGCTGCGGCGGCCAGGCGGCAGGACGCGGAGCAGTAGCGTTTCAGCGGCATCCGATCGCTGCCGCGCCCGAGCGGCTTGGCGCAGACCGCGCAGCATCCCCCGCCAACCCCCTGCCCTTCCCGTGGTCCCGTCTGTTCCGGGTGGCTGTTGTGACGCTCCAACGGGGACGGAGGGCGGTTGCAGTAGGTGGCCGCGACGATGACGGGGCTGGGTCCCTCGAGGCCGGGGGGGGTCGATCGGGCGGCGCAGCTGGTGGCAATGTCTGCCGGCATGGGCGCCCTTCCCGTGGTTTAGTCCGCTGGTTTCGGTGGCAATCCGCTTTGGGCACTCGCTTGCCCATCGTCCGCAAGCAACTGATATTGCGTCGTCATCGTGCTGTCAAATGATCGCCCCTCTGGTGACATGGGCTGGCCGAGTCGTTCCGCGACCATCGAAGCGGCGAGGAAGTGTGCCACCGTCAGGCTGCCGGCGGATCCGGCCAGCTGGCCGCCGAGCTCAATCGTGTCGAACCGCGCGGCCGAGTAGGGCAGCAGCGACACCGCGCACGACTGCCAAATTTTGAATGCTTCCAGCTTGGAGCATTGCAATTCTTTGGCGATGACGCGCACCGCGACGCGCCAGCGCATCCGCGCCACGTCATGCAGCGATTCCAGCGGCGTCTTGCCGCGGCTCGCGAGGTATTCCGCGGCGCGTCGCGCATCCGACCGCAAGGTGCCGCGCGTCGCGATGCGTTTCGGCGGTTCGGCCGGCGCCTCCACAACGGCCGCGCCACCGTCGGCGCCGAACTGCCAGCCGATCTGTGCTGCGGCCGGCAAGGTGGCAGCGGCCAGCTGCGCCAGCGAGGCCGGACGGTCGGATCCTTTCGAGCCGGTTCCTGTGCTTTCGTCGCTCATTTCCGTTACGCTTCCGTGGTCTCTGAGTAAGGTGAGTATATAGGAAAGATGTCTTACTCACCGTATGTATATACTCACCCCCTCCCTATCTCTTTGATAAGTATATATATTATTATTCCTTTATAGCAATTGAGTAAGGTGAGTAAGGTGAGCACGGATATAAGCCTCGCATGCGACGCGCGCGCACGCATAGTATGCATTTCCCTTACTCACCTTACTCACCTTACTCAAACGGCCTTTTTCAACGCTTAATCTGAGTTAATTACTGGGTTGCAGCTTACTCACTATACTCAGTATCAATGGTTGCAATCCGGCCTTTTCAACGCCTTAGAGCTCGCAACTTGTTTTGCTACCGTCCGGTAGCCTGTACAGCGTGTGGTAACCCGTTACTTTTTTGTGGTATCTAGTTACTCAAATGTGGTATCCTGCTACCGTATTTGCGTATCCTGCTACCACATTTGAGTGCTCTGTTACCACATTTCGTTCGATCACGCCGCCGTGAGATCGAAGGCTATTTCATCGTCGGGCGCGGGGAATGACGCTGGCATACGCAGCGGTGTCGCGCCAAGCGATAAAATAAGCCCCGTCTCTGGGGAGCGGGGCTGAGTTGGGACGTGGACAAAGTGAGGTTGCGCCAGCATGCCGCGGCGTCCCGTGGTCACGTCAAGCGCCAAAGAAAAGGCCCCGCTGGTGAGAAGCGGGGCCCTAGGTTTGCTCTAGGTGACGATACGTTGCCAGCCTATGCCAGCGAGGCAATCCAGGCAATCTTGTGCCGGTTGTATGTGACGTTGCGCGCGATCTGTGCCGGATCTTGCGCGCCCTTGCCGCGGCAGGAAAAGCACGGGCCAGATTTGACGGCCTTACCGTTCACCGTGCCGCCCCATTGATAGCGGCCGCTGCCCTGGCATTTCGGGCAGCGTCCCGGTTTCTCGGCCGGTTGCGCGAGGTCATACATCGCCGACTCCCTCCCCGCGCGTGACAAGGAACCGATGCGGCGGAATGATGATGCGCTGGCCATAGCTGCCGCGGACGCGACGGATGTTGCGTGGCAGGACGCGCGACGCGTTGGTGTCCACCAGCCGGCCACGCTCATAGCTGCCGCGCTTGGCGGTAACCGTCAGCAGGATACACTTGTGGCCAGGATAACCGTCAATGCTCACGATGCGGCAGGGCACCAGTCCCGCGGTGAGGCTATCCCAGATTGCCAGCGAGCCGGCTTGCAGCGTCGTCACGTTGCTATCAGTCGTCATTTCAGCATTCCCCGATCTGTTCGTTGTATTCCTGTTCGGTGAGGCCATGAAACGCCAACTCATTGCCGCCATGCACCAAGCTGAAATGAGCACTCGAGGATCCGTGGCGCTTAATGAAGCGCCACAAGCGCGCAATCCGCACCTCGCGGAATAAGGATGCCGGCATGTCATAGGTTTCCAATTCGCCGCGGATCAGGCTGGCCAATTCGCGGCGGGTCGTGACTTCAAACGCGCCATCATGGCTGTCCGGCATGTAGCAGCCTGACAATCCGAAAGTGACGGCGTAGCGGGCGGTATGCTTTGGCATGTGTGCGGTTCCGTTCGTCTGGTTTCGATGTGTCGGATAATAATGCGACAAGCCGGGGACAACCATTGCCGTTTCTGCATGCCTGCATTGTCGTCTAAAAGCACGACAGTCTGGTGTCGTGCTATTATATGACAGCCATCGCCAATGACGGCGAGGGAAAGGCAAAGGCAATGAAGGTTAAACGCATTCCAGATAAGGCCACCGTCCGCGTGATCATTGACGGCACGATGCTGCAAACAACCGCGCATCTGCTGCGCCATGGCGCGCTGTCAACCGTGCTGTTCCATGCGTTCGCAGTGTTCGAGTCCGAACACGCGCGCGAGGGCATTAACGACAAGCTGGCACGCTACCACGACACGTTCCGCGATCGGGACGTGGACATTCAAATTACCCTGTAAGGAACACTTTCGATGCGCAAGACATTCAAGAATTACGATGATTTTTCCGCAGCCAACCGCGCGGCCAAGCTGGCCGCGTGCGAGGCGCACGGGTTGCACTGGCATCTGGTGCCCGGCGCCTCCGCGCTGGCGCGGCTGCCGGCCGCATGGGTGGCGTGCAAAGTGTTCGGCCGTACATCCAAGAGTCCGCGCGACGTGCGGCTGCCGGCCGCGCGGTTCTGGCCGAACGGATTGCTGCCGGTGGGCCCAGAGTATGCGGCGGAATAGGCGTGGGAGCCGGCATTTTACAATGAAGCGGAGCGGCGCGTTGCCTATGGGCTGCCGGCATACCGGGAGGCCGCATAATGTACCGCAAGCCCATGCGGGAATCTTACATCCCGAAAAACTCCACCAAAGTCTGCGACAAGAAATCCGACGCGGTGGCCTATGTCTATGACTGCGAGTCCGGCAAGTGTGGCGCGGCGGTATTCTACGGCAAGCAGGCGCGGCCCTACTCGCACACGCTATACCGCGACGCGGCACGCCTCGAAGCGGACATTGCGCGACTGTTTGCCGGGCGCCAGCTGACACTCGGGACGCGCGCGACATGGGCGGCCGAACGCAAGGCGAAGGCGGAGGCGTTTCGGGCGGAAATCGAGGTCGGCGATATTTTCCACTATTCGTACGGCTATGACGAAACGCACCATGTCTTTTATGAGGTCGTGGCCATCGCCGGCCGCTACGCGACGGTCCGCAAGATCCGCCAAGCCCAGCAGGATCTAGGCTATGACTGGCGCCATCGCTGCATGCCGCAGTCGGGCGATTATTGCGGACCGGAAACGCGCGTCCTGATCCAAGACGGCCGGATTAAGGTCGATCACCACTACCACGCCAGCAAATGGAACACGGCCACGGTGGCCGGGGTGAAAATCGGGCCCAGCTATACCGGCGGCGGCGCCCATTGATCGCGGCCGCGCCCTTGTCGTGCTTTCCGTTGACAAGGGCGCGGGGCGGCGACTATTTGCACGACAAGGAAAGGGAACATTATGACACTGCGGCAGCGATTCTTGCGCGCGCGCCAGTCATTGCACTGGACACGGCAGACAACGGCGCAGCATCTCGGCATGTCGAAAGACGCCGTGTGGCGCTATGAAACCGAAAGCGAAGCCTCCGCGCGGACCGTACCGCCGCGGCTGGTGGACTGGATGGAAACCATCGCGCGCGAGGTTCGCGACGTGCTGAAACGCCATCCGGCGCCAGACCATGACTAGCCTTTCCGCTTTTCTGGCCACCGTGTTCCTGCCGCTACTGGGCCCGGTGTTGCTCACTTATTGGATCTGTCAGCACCGCGCGCGGCGCGCGTCGTGGCACGGTAACAGAGGGATCTGACCCATGCTTTCATTTCTGGTGATGGTTTGGCTGGCAATCGTGGTGACGGTTTGCGGCGTCGGCGGCATCGTGAATTGGTCGCGCCAGCGCCGCATCGAGCGTGAGGAAAAGCGCCGCTGGGAAGCGCGCCGGCGGCCCGCTTGAGTCGCGACCGGAAAAAGACCGGCGAAACCATGCTGTATCGGGTCGTGGGGCCCGATTTCGTCGCCGGGCTGATTCTGGACGAAACGGGTAAGGTCATACGGACCGCGCCGATCCTCGCGTGGCTGGTCGGCAAGAGCGACGCGGTTCTGCTCAATGTCGTGCACCGCAAGGGCTGGCGCATCTCGGACGTGTGGCTGTTCGACGCCAGCGGAACGCCGCTGCAAAGGGCGGCGGGCAATCGTCAATTCAAACACATTCTTGGAACCGACCCCGGCATACGGTTTCTTAGGTGACGCTATTCGATCACGCGAAACCGGCTGGCATCGTCGCACGCCGGCCCGCGCCCGTTGTTATCGCGGATGTGGCGGCGGGCGCCGGGGTGGCCGAGCCATTGGTCAATCGCCTCGAAACCGCCGGTCGGATGATGATGCAGGAACAACGCCGCGTGTGAGGATCCGTCGGTCGCGTTGGCGTAGCGGCCGGCTGCGTCGAACGTGGCCACCGCGGCGCCGCGCGGCACGTCATTGCCGAGTACGTCCATGCCGGGCTTCCAGGTTGCGGTCGCA